ACTTTCGGAGGTCGAAAAACAGGCCTCCAAGTAAACAACAACACAACATAGCAACAACATGGGTATCACAGTATCAACAAACCAAACAGGCGGCACCTTCACACCGTGCCCCGAGTACACCGGCCGCGCGGTGTGCGTCGACATCACACCGCTCAAGGCCTACGAGACCGAGTACGGCACCAAGCAGAAGTTCAAGATCGCGTTCGAGCTGGACATGATCGACAAGACACGCAACCCGGTGCAGCCCTGGGTGGTCATGACGGCGCCGATGACTGCCAGCCTGCATGAGAAGGCCGGCCTGACCAAATTCCTCAAGGACTGGCATGGTCGGGCCCTTACCGCCGAGGAGACCACCAGCCTCGACCTGGACAGCCTTATCGGCAGACCAGCCACCGTGGTAATCGTCCATGAGCAGAGCCAAGACGGCACCAAGACGTTCTCGAACATCAAATTGATCATGGCTCACAAGAACGGCGAGCCGCTCAAGCCCTCGGGCCTGTGGATCCGCATGGAAGACAGGCCGCCCAAGGATGACGACCAGGTGAAGACGGTGGTGCCGGCTACCGCGGCGCCGGTCAAGATCGCCGATGTAAAGGTACACGTCGGCAAGTTCAAGGGCGTGGCCATCTCGGAGCTGACCGACGACGCCGTGCAAGGCCTAGCCGAGCGCTGGCTGCCTAAGGCTAAGATTAGCCCGGGCAAGACCCAGGAGGACATCCAGCTCATCGCTGCCATCAATGAGCGCCTGGAGCAGATCAACGCCAAGAACCAACCAGACTTCGACGACGTGCCCTTCTAACATGAAAACCAGGAAGCCCTACATTAAGCTGGTCGACAAGATTCCCGAGGTGGTTCGTATGCGATCCGAGGGCATGACCCTCGAGCAGATCGGGGAGCACTTCGGACTCTCTCGGCAGCGCATCAACCAGATCGAGCAGGCAGCCGAGATGCACGAGGAGATCCTGCGCCAATGGGGATTCCCGTTTTCGACCCGGACAGCAAACATGATGGATAGACTGTCGATAACAACACGCCAGGAGGCACTCGACCTCTACAACAGCGGCCACCTTCGACCAGGAGCCGTTCGTGGCTTCGGGTGGGTATCCTACCATGAGATCTGCGAGTGGCTGGAAGTACCGACCACCCGGGAGCCGATTAACTTCCTCTTCTGCCCACATTGCGGCAAAAAGATCTGACCACCTTCCGGCAGCCTGTTGCTGTCGGGGACTCGTAGTGCCGGGGGCGCGCATCGGCCGACAAACGCGCAACAACTCTCAACAACTCTTACAAATGCCAGCAAATCCAAACATCTACTTCGACATCGAGACCGGGCCTCTACCGCTCGCAGAACTCAACATTCCAGCCTTCAACCCGGCCGACGTGAAGCTCGGCAACATCAAGAACCCCGACTTGATCGCCGAGAAGCTACAGAAGGCCGAGGAGAGTCACACGGCCGACTACATCCGCAACGCCGCCCTGGATGCTCTATCGGGCCAGGTACTGTGCATCGGTTACCGAGTCGACCACCAGGAGCAGAACATCCTCTGCGCCGATGCCGACGGTGAGGCCCACCTACTGCGACAATGGTGGGCGCTTCTCAACTACTACGAGCGCCAGCCTCAGCTCATTGGCTTCAACATCAAGGCCTTCGATTTACCCTTTCTGATCAAACGCTCCTGGCGCCACAAGATCATGCCGCCCTACTGGCTAAGGAACGGCCGTTACTGGTCGGAGCTGGTAGTCGACATCCGCGAGGTGTGGCAGCTCGGGGACAACAGGGCTCACGGCAGCCTTGCGTCGATCAGCCGGCACCTGGGGCTCGGTGAGAAGTCAGGCAGCGGCGCCGACTTTAGCCTGCTGTGGAATACCGACAGGCAGGCAGCTATCAACTACTGCCTCCAGGACGTGAAGCTCACCCAGGCGGTGGCCGACATACTGATGCCGGCCTACTGAGGGCTGGACATCGAGCAGGAGATCAGATAGATAGAGACCGTCAGCGTGAGCCCTAGGAAGCGAGCGCAGGCACCACAAGAGAAACCATGTTCAACCAATTTCCCCCGTCCGCATCGTGTAACGTCGCGTTGTTTCTCCGCGAGTTCCTAGCACGGTGCGTGGCGGGGTTTTCCGTTTCAAACATGAAATCAAACAACTCAGTCCTTCACCTTCAAGGCCAACCCAACACCGAAATCTACGCTTCAAGCACCGGATACGTTTGCATTGCGCAAGACAACGGATTCGAGGACCCGTCAATCATTGTGGTAACCCCTCAGTTGGTTGAAGAAATCTGCAAAATGCTTCATGCAGTAAAAGGTGAGGCACACGAAAACAGAAGCGCTTACCTCCAATCAAAGGCATTGAAATGAGCGAGGACACAAAACGCAAGGCACCGGCCTTCCTGTTCTACGCCGACGACTTCCTGGCTGGCACAGCCGATATGAGCGCCGAGGAAGTGGGTGGCTACATCAGACTGCTCTGCCATCAGTGGACCAAAGGCAGTATTCCTAACGACCCAGAACGAGTAGCAAGGATGGCCGGACTAATAGGGTCGCCATGCGTTGGCTATGTCCTGGCTAAGTTCCGGCTATGCGATGGCCATACATTAAAGAACGCCAGGCTTGAAAAAGTCCGTGATGAGCACCAGGCGTTTAAAGCCCGACAATCTACCGCTGGTGCCAATGGAGCGGCTAAAAGGTGGGGAAAATGCCCAGATAATGGCGACCCTAATGGGGTCGCTATAGCAACCCCAATGGCCGCGCCATGGCCAGAGCATAGCCAGACTATAGCCGGACCTATGGCCACTCGATGGCCGGAAGATAGCTCTCCATCTCCATCTCCATCTCCTATAGTAAAGAAGATGGCGGACAGGCCGCCCAGTGTTCGTTTCCAGAAACCTACGGTCGAACAATTGACCGCCGAAGCCATCAAGATCGGCCTGCCTCTACCCGAGGTCGACAAGTTCCTGAACTATTACGAGTCCAACGGTTGGAAGGTTGGTAAGAACTCGATGAAGTCCTGGCCTGCCGCAATGAAGGGCTGGTTGTCTCGCCTAGGTGAAGCATCGGGTCTGGTTGGATGTAAAGGCGCGGAAAAATCCGAGGTCGACTGGAGGAAATCCTTATGACCAACGACGTATTCTATCCCGAGCAGGACGAGCTAGGCATGATCGGCGCCTGCCTTAACGGATCCATCGACACCTGCGCCGATGCCTTGTCCGACGTCAGAAGCGACTGGCTTCTCAATGACAGCCTCCGACTGACCTTCGATGTGCTCCGCTGCATGGTTCAGGAGAACCGGCACCCATCGCTCCAGGAGCTGGGTAAGGAATGGCGGAAGGCCTACGGCCAACTGCCCATGCCTTACGATGCCTGGAACCAAGCCATGGAGGTCTGCCCGTCACCGGCCAACCTGCCGTATTACATTCAAGGCATCACCGAGGCCGCCCACCGTCGCCAGCTTAGAGACGCCGGGGACCGCTTAATCCGTGAGTCTGCTGTCCTGACACTCAAGCCGGATCAAATCGTCGCCAATGCCGAAGCAGGGCTCACCATCGATGTCTCTCAAGAGACACTGCAAACCTCGAAGCAGGTGGCCGGATCTTTCATCGACGCAATGCAGGACAGGTTCAATCGCAAGGGCACGCTGTCCGGTATCGCCACAGGCTTCCATTGGTTCGATCACAAGACCGACGGCCTCCAGCTCCGAGAGATGGCCCTCATCGCAGCCCGGCCTTCCATTGGAAAGACTGCCATCGCCATCGCCATCGCTCACAGGGCAGCCATCCAGGATAAGGTGCCCACCCTATTCGTCAGCCTGGAGATGTCTCGGGAAGCCATCTTCCGACGCATGGTCTCGACCATTGGAAGCATCCCGATGCAGAGCCTAAAGTCTGGCGACCTTACCGACGGTGACATGAGGTCCATGACCGCGGCCTCGGCCAAGATCGCAAACAGCCCCCTGTGGTTCCTCGATGGACCGAGCAGCCACAGTATCTCCAGCATCACCGCCCACGTCCGACGGGCTGTCCGCAAACACAACGTGCGCCTGGTGATCGTCGACTACATCCAGAAGGTCAAGGCAGCCGACCGATCAGAGAAGCGCACCTATGAGGTGGCCGAGGTCAGCGGAAAGCTAAAGGAGATCGCCGTCCAGACAGGCGTGGCCATGCTCGCCCTGGCTCAACTCAACCGGGAAGCCGACAAGGAAAAGGGTCGTCAGCCCAAGCTGAGTGACCTGGCCGACAGCGGGCAGCTCGAGCGCGACAGTGACCTGGTGGCCCTTCTAAACCGTGACAGGACCGAGGCCTCTGGCGAAGCTGCCATCATTATCGCAAAGCAAAGAGACGGCGAATGCGGCCACGTCAAACTCCATTACGAAGGCCAATACTGCCGGTTCACCGACCCATCACCATCTCTCAACCAATGAAAACACCATACGACCTCGACCGCGTCAAACTCCTACACGAAGCCAAAGACCTGGTAGCCCTAGGCATCCAGCGAGGCTGGTTATCCTACCCTCGCAGCGTCAAGCTAAGTGCCCTAGGCACGCCCATCGTGGTGACCGAGGACCAGGAGCCCGACTACTACGAGATCACCGCCACCGCCCAGGACGCTGACATCTGCCGCAAGGCCTACGATCTACGGGAGCGTGACCTAAGCCTTGAAGATGTGGCCAAGGCGTGCGGTGTTGCCCGTGGTTCGGTGGCTTACATAATAGCGAAAGGCCATGAGATGTATTTAAGGCAGCAGAGGATAGACTATAACACAACAACGGTCACTTGCGTACAACCAAAAGTGTAAGGAATCTTTTGACATATCTCCAATAACAGGTGAACGCGAGAC